CGTTTGCAGTGTCGCAAGGACTTCATCTCCTGTCCCCAACATTTCCCATAAATCCTCAAAGGCACTCTTGCCGCCATTGGCATACACCCATAAATCTTCTAGGACTAATAGAAACGCCGCTATAAGCATTATAACCCACGTTATAGGATTAGCTAGTATGGCGGTGAATAAACTCCATAGGGCAGGCAGTAATAAGCCCGTAACAACGGCTACAATAGCGTATAACGCCATTGTTAATATATCGCCATGCTTCTGCATATAGGCGAATACATCCGTTAACGCTAGGGCGAATTGGGTCAGTGTAGGAGCAGCAAACCGCAGAATCGGCAAAAATACGAATCTAAAAGAACGGCTTAATTCTGTAATGCTGTCATTAAATTTGGCGGCTATAACAGTATCTTCTTTGGTGAAATAACCTAAATCCTTTTGACGTTTTATCAGATCATCTAACGCTTGCCGTCCGCCTTGCAGAAGTCCTATCGTACCCTCGTCAAGCTGTAAAGATGAAAGGATACCTTGACTTTCAAGCTTGCTCATACCTTCAACAGCTCCGGCTAAATCTCGCAAAACGTCAAATACATTGCGGACTTTTCCGCTGTCGTCTACTACTGCAACGCCCAGTTGCTCGAAGAATGGCAGGATACGGCTTTTACCTGTAACAGCGATACGGGCTAACTGTTTATTGAGTCCTTCGACGCTGTTAAACAATCCCCTGACGCTGCCGCCTGATAGTTCTGCCGCGTTGCCCCATGCGTATAAATCCGGCGCACTTGCGCCTATACGGTCTGCAACTTTACCGACGGCGTCAGCTTCTGCGGCAAGACTTTTAACTTGCGCTATAATTGCACCGAATGAAAAGAATGCGGCGGCGGCGGCTGTTCCTTTTTTCGTTAACTTGGAAGCAAAGCTTTCTGTTTTTTTGTCAGCTTCATCTATTCCTTTGTTAAAATCCGTGGGGTCTAGCCCTAGAGTTATCATAAAACTGTCAATAACTGTAGCCATTTTTTAACCCCCTTTCGTGTTTTTTCGCATATAGTCGGCTAGTAAAAAGTCATTAGTATTTTTATTAGCCAAAATCTCGCACATATCTAATAAATCATCATAGCTGTAAATTGTTTGAAGTTCATGCAGTGTGGCAAGTCTTGCGGCGACTACGTTAGCAACAGAGGGCGTGACATTTACTGTTTTTTCGAGAAATGAATACCGCTGCTGCTCGGCGACAAGTCGGGCGTTTCGTTTGACTTGCCGCCTTTTAGAAAACTAGAAAAATTCACCTCAAAGGCTTTCTTTTTCAACGTCCATAGGCTACCTACTTCCTCAATAACTGCGTCTATTGTTTCCGGCATTAATTCTTGCTCTACACCGTCGGAAGTGATTAGCGAACAGCATTTAAGCAGCTCGTTGCCTAGCTCGGCGACTTCTTCCACGTTAACATTTCCTAAAGATTTAAAAACTTCATCAATGTTAACATCACGCCAGTTAATATCGGAAATGCCTTTCCCTTCTGGCAGTCCATTGAACGAGTTTGCAATACCGCCATGAAGTGCCACGGCTGCAAGTTTAATAATAAACATCTCTAGTTTTGTGGCTGGCATTTGTCGCGCCTTAAATTTTAGCGTTCTTTCTGCATCTTGTAGCGTAAATATGATTTCTTTTCTAGCCATTTTTTGCTCACTCCTTTTATAAGAATAGGCGATACTATGAATATCGCCTATTAGTTAACTATATTATATTAGCTTCTCGTTTCAAAAGCAAACGCTGCTGTAACGGGGTCAAGCACCTGTTTAAGTGCTGGGAAGTCTTTAGCGTTAGTTAATACGCCATTCGAGAACATGAACGAAGTTGAAATGCTCGGAATGTTTATTGCTAAACCTAGCCGAACGATTTTTTTCTGTGTTTCCATGTATTTAGCCAACGCCCTGATATAAGTTAAAGACGGGCTATTTGCTTCAAAGATAAAGTGTATAATATGCGGTTGCGGTGTCCAGCCTGCCGCCATATGTCCGTCAACGCCCATACGAACGATACTGATTTGTCGCTCGTCTTGGTCTACAGCTTGGTCGGTAGCGTAGTTTTGCAACAGAACACCTGCAGGGAACAGTTCTTCAATCGTTAAGAAACATTTTGCATTTGCTGATGTAATATCCATTTATAGCACACCCCCTTTTTATAACACTACGGTCAGCGGAACGACTAATCTGTTAACGCTGCCGCCATATGTATACCAAACGTTTATAATCGGGCTATCACGGTTAACCCTTGCTGCTGCGCCGGGGTCTAACACTTGGATATAATAGCCATTGGTGTAAAGCTCTGTAGAGATATCTTCCCCTGCTTCCGCATAAAGCTGCGCTTTTTGGCTTTCACTTAATTCGACACCTGTATCAATAACGCCGTTATTCAAAGCCCTAGTAATTGGGTCGTTCAGCCATGCACGAATTTGCGTATACCCAACTTCGTTATAAGACGTTCTGCCGATTGACGTCAAGCCGTTTACAAGTGAGATTTGCATGACATTTTTAAGCCATATCATATTGATATACGTATCAACGAATCCGTAGTTGCCGCTAAACATTTTTGCGTCATAATAGAACGAAAAATCAGTGCTGCGGGCGGCGTAACGTCCATAGAAGTTAACGTTGTTAGCCAGCAACGCTGTTGCGCTGTCGTCGTCCGTTACAGACGCCGCAAGTCCTGTTTGCTTACGGAACGCATAACTTACAACACTGTTCGCCCTGTTCCAGTCAATAGAAGCTGCTGTAGCCATGACAAGCGTAGCAGTGTATACGTCAGGCGCATAGTTCATGCAAAGTCCTTCGTAGTCCGCTTCTTTCAGCGTGGTTACAAGTGTTCCCTCGCCGCTGGTTTTCAGGGCATTAGAAGATTGCCACGGAACGTACAAGAATTCAATCGGGTTACTGTTGTTCCATTCTGCAAACTGCCGAATTTCTGCATCTGTAGCTTCTTTCAGTGTGGTAAAGCTTACCCAGTTAGTCGATTGATTTACAACAGATTGCATATTAGCGGCAGGCGTCAAAGCGTCGCTGCCGTCGGATACCAGCGCGCCACTTGCGGCGGTCAAGCCTAACGCTGTTGCGGTATCAGTGCCAATGGCTTCAACAGTTAAACCGTCTGTGGCTACTGATACTGCGCTGTCTGCGCCTGTTGTTTTGCTGGTAATGGTAAAGCTTTCACTGTTGCTGTTATAAACAACGGTCGTTCCTGTAACTTTAGCAGCGATTGCTGCGGCTACGTCGCTTGGCGTTGTAGCTGCGCTAAAATCTAATCCGGTAACAGTTATAGGCCTGCCGTCTACGGAGATAGTAAAGCCGCCAGCAGTGATTTTTTTAAGGCTGGTCAGTGATAACGCTTCTGCGCCGAACAGCTTTCCTGCGATTGCCTCAGATACCCGTTTTGCAAAATAAAGAATATTAGGCTTTTTAACACTGTTATCGTAAGACTGGAAGTAATGACTAGCCGCAAGATATTCTACGCTGTCCAGCCCGTAGTATTCGCCTACAGCGTCTTTGCTTGCATATGCTTTAAGCGTCGGGAATGGTGTTAATTCGTTTTCGCTTAAATACAAGCCAGCAATTTCAAGCTCTTGGCTACCCGCTTTAATAACGCGCGGGTTAATTTCAACGATTTTTGAAATAGGTATTGCCATTTTTTTATAAACCCCCTTTTTCTGGTTTATGATGTACATCAACATTTTCCAGCCGCGTTATCGCGATTTTATCAAAGTATTCTGTCTGGTATTCGTATACCGTCCAAAACGCTAAATGAAGCGGCAAGCGGTATCTGTTGATATATTGATTTGTGTCGTCAGTGTATGGTAAAAACTGCATATTTTCGCAGTACAATAAAGCTATATTGTATTTCTTTTTGAAAAAGTCAACCGCAATATCAGAACGCCCCAGCGTTTCAAAATATTCAGCCCGCTGCAATGCTCGTTGATAATCGGCGTCACAAAAATCGACGTTAACGACATATTCACGGTAAGAACGTGTTTCCGTTGTGCCTGCTTCCGTTACAATCTGTTCCCCGACATTCGTACCGATCCGGCGGGTACTGGCAAGAAAAAATACCACGTGTTCTCGTGTCTTTGGCAGTGCCGAGTTGTTCTGCTGCCCTAAATAAATTTGTTCAGCAGTTAACGGCGGTTGCATATAAGCCCGCAAATAGGCTTCTACAGCTACGTTAATTTCTCCATGCTCCAATTACTTCACCGCCTTTCTTCCGACGCTTGTAAGGTTGTTTCCTTCGTCATCAGGCTGATTGGTAAAGTCGGGATACGGCGGCACTTGCAAAGTTACTTCACAGTTAGCCCAGCCAACATTAGACCAGTCCTCAAACATTGCTGTGATTTTCCAAAATTCACCGGGCTTGCGCTCGATATAGTCGCCTGTGCGTAAGATTGGAACTCGTGTAATGCCCTCAATAGGTCTATTGTTATCGCTGGCAAGGAATATCTGTTCTGTATGCGCCGTGCTGTTGATGTTTTCGAGGTGTTGCAAACGATTCGCTTCGTTTGGCTGAAACTGCACGTTTACAGTTGCAGGGCTAAAAAAAAGCGGTGTAACAATGCCGCTGATATTTTTTTGCCCGGCTGACTGATACAAGATAACTTGTTCGTCAGGATTTATGGCAGTTATAGCACTTCTAACCACCATGTGCAAATTAATTCCGTTCATCTGTTACACCCTCTTTATTTAACTTTTACGTTATTTGTGACTGCATTTATCATGGTAGACGTATCAATCAAAGCTCGGTAAGGGTCAGTTGCTACGGCGTTTTTGCCGCTTTGTGCTTTGCGCTGTTTCATGCGGATAGTGGCAGGGCTATTCGGGCGCGGGTCGTTCCACTCCCATTTTTTAATAGTATCCTGTATATCCGCTTTCATTTCTTTTGATACAGCAGTGTAAGCATTTAAAAGCGCGCCATTCTGCGCCGACTTACCTTTTAACAGGGCAGTAAGTTGCTTGCTCCATTTGTTTTGTTGTTCATCTACAGTCCTTTGCATAAAGGGGCGTTCAGGAACGCCACCAATGCCCTT